ACCTATATGGTTACCGAGACTAGAGTTGATGATAGAGATGACCTTATTTATTTAACCTTAGATGTTCCAGATGGAACGGGAGCAAAAGCTAATGAGCAATCTACAAAAGGGAATACATAACGTTAACCTTGCAGGTAAAGATTATCAAACTAGATTAACCTTAGATTCTATTGTTGAGATAGAACAAGCTACTGGTACAGGTATCATAAAACTCTGTCAAAGGATGGCAGAATCAGATATTTCTATAACCGATATTATTCTAGTTTTGAATAAAGGGTTACGAGGTGGTGGTAATGATGTGCAAGAAAAAGACACCAAAAAAATAATAGAAAAAGCAGGAATCATTGAAAGCACAAGAGCAGTTGCTACTATGCTTACAGCTTCATTAACAACAGACTCAGACGAGGAAGGCACAAAAAAAAACGAGGAATAAAGTCTGATGAATTACCAATACGGAGAATGTTTCAAGTGTTGGTAGGCATGGGCAGTGTTCAACCCAGTGAATTTTGGCAAATGTCATGGCATGAATGTACTTGTGCTGTGGAAGGATTTATGGAATTCAATTCTTCTAACAAAGAAGAACCTATGTCAAGAGACGAATTAGCAGAACTTATGGAGCTATACCCAGACTGATGGCTAAAACAGTAGATCAATTAGTTTTAGAAATACGTGCCGAGACAAAAGGTTTACGTAGAGGTTTGGAAGAAACCAATAGACGTATTGACCAAACAGGTAAAAGTGCAAAAAGAGCATTAATACCACTGGGTGGCTTTACTAGGTTGTTTGCCGCCATTGGAGCAGGTGCCGCTCTTCGTGGTATTACTAACACATCTAGACAGTTTGAAGATTTAGAAGCAACGCTTCGTGCGGTTACAGGAAGTCAAGAGAATGCGGCACTAGCATTTAAAACGGTTGAAGATTTTACGAAAACAACCCCTTTTCAATTAGCTAACGTAACAGAATCTTTTATTAGGTTTTATCAAGCAGGTATAACCCCTAGCAACGAAAATTTAACTGCCTTTGGTAACTTAGCCGCAGGTATGGGTAAAGACATTACCCAACTAGCCCAAGCCACTTTCAATGCCACCACAGGTGAGATGGAGATGTTGAAACAGTTTGGTATCAAAGCAAAATTGATGGGAGATGAAATAGAGGTTACTTTTGAAGGTCAAACAAAAACCATTGCCAGAACTGGGGAAGCTATCGGTGAATTCCTTTTAGACTTAGGAAGGACAAGATTTCCAACTGCTTTAGAAGAAAGATTGAATACTTTATCAGGGGCTTTATCTAACTTAGCAGACAACTCATCTATTTTTATGAATGAGATAGGCGAAGCAGGTTTGAATAAAGCTCTTACTAGATTGGCAAAAACGCTTGAGGAAGTGGTAGTTGCTTCTGGTGGTTTAGCAACTGCGATAGGAACTACGCTAGGGGGAGCATTTGATTTGCTCTCTGGTTTTATAGGCGGAGCCAATAAGTTTTTTCTTGAACTTTTTTATAGGATAAACCAAGCAAATATAGGTATAAAAGAATTTGGTGTTAGTTTTTCTCAAATGATGAAAAGTACACAAGAGTTTTTTGGTTTAGATACAAGAAATAACCAAGAAGCAATATTGACTGAATTAGAAGAAATAGCAAGACTGCGTGGCGAAAATTTAAAAATTTTAGATAATCTTATTCTTTTAGAGAAAAGAAGAGAGGAACTTAAAGCCGGAAAAACTCCTACAGAAACAGGTGGAGAGGGAACAATTGAACCACCTAAAGGTGACACCAAAAATGAAATAAATGAACTAAGTAAAGCTTTTGGAGAATTAGACACGGTAGTTAAAGAAGCAGGACAAAGTCTATCAAGAGATTTTGCAGATGATTTATTAGAAGGTGAAAGTGCTTTAGAGTCTTTTAAGAATTTTACCAAAGCCATAGTTTCAGAAATTATTGCAACCTTTTTAAACTTAGCAATTGTGCAACCCTTGATAAGTAGTATTTTTAGTGGGTTTTCATTTAGCGGTGCTCCATCACCCACCCCAAATCTTTCACCCGTTGAGGGAGGTGCATCAGTGAGAACAGCGGCTAGTGGTGGTAATGCTTCTTTTGGTAATGCTATGTTAGTTGGAGAACGTGGACCTGAACTGTTTGTACCTCATGCGCCCGGCACAATAATGAATTCTGCTGATACCCGTTCTAACATGGGAGGTGGGGGGATAGTAGTGAATCAAAACATAAGTTTTGCTACAGGTGTTGTCCCAACTGTAAGAGCAGAAGTAACTAAAATGTTGCCACAGATAGCAGATGTTTCAAAAGCCGCAGTTTTAGATGCATCCATGCGAGGTGGTTCATTTTCAAAAGGTATAAGAGGTAGAAATGGCTAAAGAAATAACAATGCCAACCACACCAAACTTTCTTTCTAGTGAGTTTTCTCTTGTTCGTACTATCGGAAACTCAATTAGTCCTTTCACTGGACAACAGAAAACACAAGAGTTTGATAATGTTTTTTGGCAGTGTCAGGTGACATTACCACCGATGAATAAAACCACAGCAGTTAATTGGCAATCTTTTTTGTCAAGGTTGAAAGGAACAACCAATGTATTTCAATTCACAGACCCAGATGCTTTAACTAACACAGGAACTTATGATGCTGATGATTTGAAAGCTAATGCACGTATTTCCGATACCAGTACAACTTTGACTTTTAGTGGCAGTACCATAACTTCCAGTGATTCAGTTTTTACCAATGCCAGAGTTGGAGATTATTTTGTAGTGACAGGTGCAGGAAACGAACCCAACAATGGTACTCATAAGATAACCACTAAAACAAGTGCCACTGTAGTGGTCGTAGATAGCCTTCTAACCGCAGAAAGTAGTACCAGTGGGTGTAAAGTTCAACAGAACATAAAAGGGGCACAGGGGCTTTCTTTACAAGCCACCAGTAATTCCGCCGCAGGTTCTATAGTCGTGGGTGATTATCTTGGCATACTGTCAGGTACAGCTACAACAAACCAACCTGTGCAATTGGTATTAGTTACTGAAACAGCTACCGAAACATCTGGATCGCCAAATGAATTTGCTGTGGGCATAGAACCTAAACTACGATCAGATTTAGCAGATAACACTTTAGTGAAGTTTGCTAGTCCAAAAGGTTTGTTCAGATTACAAAGTAATGAAATATCATGGTCAGCAGACCGTAATAGTATTTATAGAATATCCTTTTCTTGTATGGAGTCTCTCTAATGGCTACTAGGCAAGGCATTGACACTTCTATAGTTACTGCTTTAGCAGAAGATTTAACTTATCCATTTCTTGCCGTCAAAGGTTTTTTTGATTCAGGAAATGTGCGTGTTTGGTCAGGCAATGAAGATGCTACTATTGAAGGAGAAACTTATATTGGCGCAGGGTCTTTAATACAAGTTGGAGATATTAAAGAATCAGCAGAACTTTCCAGTAATGGAGTATCAATAACTATATCAGGCATGGATGCTACAGTGTTAAACCTAGCCCTTACCGAGAATTACCAGAACCGTAAAATTATTATTTTAGTAGGTTTTTTAGATGGTGGTTCAAATGAAGTGAAAGGAGTTATGAATATGTTTACAGGCCGAATGATTTCAATGAACATTAATGATTCAAGCACCGCATCTACTATCGTAATCAATGCTGAAAATAGACTTATTGATATGCGCAGACCCAGTAAATTACGTTATACAAGTGAATCTCAAAAATTTATCAGCTCTACTGATACTTCTTTCAACAGAGTTATGCAAATGATGGACAAAGAAATAGTTTGGGGCAGAAAATCAGTGAAAGAAGAAGGTGTCTTAGCACATGATGATGATTCTTTAGGGGTCAATGAATCAGGGTTTTAAATGAAAAAACTACCACAGTGGGAAACCCATTTATTCAATTTTATAAATAATAATACAGAACGACCTTTTGCATGGGGTAAATGGGATTGTTGTATTTTTGCTGTAGAAGGAATCAAAGCCATGACAGGTAAAACCATGATGAAGATTCAATGGCAAAACAAAAAAGAAGCTTACAAATTTATTGCTAAAAATGGCAGAACTTTAAACAAGGTTACCTCCAAATATGCAAAACAATCTGATATCAAAACCATAGAAAAGAATTTTATAACAGCAGGAGATATTGTTTTATTGGAAGACCACCTGAATGACAATGAAGAACTGATAGGTATATGTACAGGCAATCTTATTGCTTGTGTTTCAGAAGAAGGCATTACTTACCGAGAGAATTCAAGAGCAAAAAAAGTTTGGAGGTTGAATGTCTGATGCAATCAAGGCCGCAGTAGTAGGTGCAATTCTTGGTGGCATAGTTGTGCTTTCTATGGGAGCAGGTGCGCCTTTTATTGCGAATTTTCAAGCATTTGGTTTAACAGGTGCAACCGCCTTCGTTGCATTCAGCTCAACGATGGCATTTGTTACTACAGGTTTACAAATTATGATGGCTCCCTCAATACCATCTGCTACCAATCAAAACTTTGGCACTAAAGTTTCATCAAGGTCAGCAAATGCTCCACGTAAAATTATATATGGTGAATGTAGAGTTGGTGGAACCATAACTCATATAGAAACCACTGGTACAACTAATGATGTTTTACACTTATTTATTGCTGTAGCAGGACACACTATTAATAGTTTGGAAAAAGTTATCGTGAATGACACAACCTTAACGCTTGGTTCTGATACCTCAGCTTCTACCATAAACAGTACAACCGTTAATACGGTTACACATAATAATTTCACTAACACAGAAAATGAACAGAACTTTGGCAGTGGCAGATTAATTAGGTTTACTTTTAATGATGGTTCACAAACTTCAGTAAATGCCTTTGCACAAGCACAACTTGGCACAACCTCTGTACCTAATACACACGTGTTTAAAGATGTTGCTTACGTGTATATGCAGTGTGTATATGACCCAGAATTTTTAGCTTCAGTACCTAATGTATCTTTCGTTGTCAAAGGTAAGAATGTGTTTGATCCTAGAACTGGAGCCATTGCAAATTCTGATGCACAAAGGTCAAACCCTGCATTAATAATACGAGATTTTATTTCAGACACTACTTATGGATTGAAAGCTACTTCAGACGAAATAAATGATACAACCTCAGCAGGAGGTTTTGCTTCAGCCGCAAACACTTGTGATCAAACTGTGACCCTTGCTGATAACAGTACAACTGAAACTAGATACACAGCAAATGGTTTTGCTGATATGAGTGGCAATGGAGAAGATATACTAGGAGCATTGCTAAGTTCTATGGCAGGTAGCTTGACTTATGCAAATGGTAAATTCAACGTGTTTGCAGGGGCAAACCAAAGTCCTTCCCTCACCATTACAGATGATGATGTCTTAGCAGACCCATCTATAACTACGAAAACAGCAACAGGAGAAATATTCAATACGGTAAAATCTGCTTTCGTAGATGCTTCTAATTCTTTTATTGTTGCTGATGCACCAGTTCTACAAAGTAGCACATTCTTGACGCAGGATACTCCAAGTGGAGAAACCTCCGCTAACTTTGTAAAAACCATGGAACTCAAATTACCGTTCACCACAACACATACAATGGCAGAACGATTGCAAAAGATTGCTTTACTGCATAACCGTCAAACAACTTCTATATCTTTGACCGTACCTTTAAAGTTTATGCAGTTACAAGCAAAAGATTATGTCAGGGTAACTAATGAGAGAATGTCTTTTTCAAGCAAACTGTTTGAGGTACTAACCGTAAGTTTTACTATCTTACAATCAGACGACAACCAGATTCTTGCTTGTAAATTAGATTTGAAAGAAATTGAATCTGCAGTTTATGACTTTGCTACCAATGAATACTCAACACCTATTACCCAAGGGTCAGTAATAAATACGGGAGATAATT